TCGATTTTTTCAATAAGATTACGAAGGGCGGCCTTCCAAACAAAACACTTAATATTGCTCTCGCTGGCACTGGTGTTGGTAAATCTTTGTTTATGTGTCATGTCGCAAGTAGTGTTTTACTCCAAGGCAAGAACGTATTATACATCACGCTTGAAATGGCTGAGGAAAAGATTGCAGAAAGAATTGATGCTAATCTTCTAAATATTCCTGTTCAACAGTTGACAGATATACCTCGTCAAATGTTTGAGAATAAAGTTACCAAGTTGTCAGAGAAGACTCAAGGTAATCTTATCATCAAAGAGTATCCTACTGCAGCTGCACACTCAGGACACTTCAAAGGTTTACTGAATGAATTGTCGTTAAAGAAGACATTCAAACCAGATATTATATTCATAGATTATCTAAACATATGTGCTTCATCACGTTACAGGGCTGGATCAAATGTTAACTCGTATTCCTATATTAAGGCGATTGCTGAAGAGCTCAGGGGTCTTGCAGTTGAGACTAATGTACCTATCGTCTCCGCCACTCAGACGACTCGTTCTGGTTTTAGTAGTAGTGATGTTGACCTTACTGATACGTCAGAATCCTTTGGTCTCCCTGCCACTGCTGATCTTATGTTCGCTCTTATTAGTACGGAGGAGCTTGAGGAGGTAAATCAGATCATGGTCAAACAGTTGAAGAATAGATACAATGACCCGACCATGAACAAGAGATTTGTAATTGGTATTGATCGTGCAAAGATGAGATTATATGACGTAGATCAGAGTGCTCAAAACGATATTATTGACAGTGGGCAAGAAATAGAGTATAATAATGAAGAAGAAACTAAAAAAATTAAAAGCAAATTCGCTGGTTTGAAATTCTAATGACTATTGATTTTAAAAAGTACGAGTCCTTTGTTGATGCTGTAACCTCTGACGCTTCAAAAGATTTTGTAAATCTAGCTGACCGCATGGTTGAACTGGATAGAGAGGGAGCAAACATAGAAAGACTTCTTACTGCTGGTGTTGGTATTAATGCTGAGGGTGGAGAGTTTCTTGAGATCGTAAAGAAGATGATTTTTCAAGGAAAGCCTTGGAATGATGCAAATAAACATCATCTTGTAACTGAGTTAGGTGATTTGATGTGGTACATAACACAGGCTTGTATGGCACTTGAGGTATCAATGGAGGATGTTGTGGCAACCAACGTAAAAAAATTGGAAAAGAGATATCCTGGCGGTAGTTTTGACGTATTCTATTCAGAGAATAGACAAGAAGGAGACCTATAAATAATTAGAAAGCTATCTGATATGGCTGCTCTAGATTTTAATACTATCTTAAAAATATTTTATTCTGGCCCTTTGGTTAAGCAGAAAAGATATAAGATGATAGTGAAAAAAGTTAAAGAAAAGACTCCATTTTTACTAACATCAGGCGATTCAAAAGTATTAGAGTTTATTTCTACTACCGTAAGGACTAAATTTGAAACTGGAAATTTGCAAGAGTTAGCTGCAGTTGCTGCTAAGAAAAATAGACCATTAAAAGATGAGGATGGAAATACCTACAGTATCAGACAAATTGAAAAGACAGAAGAATTTGGTGGTAAAACTGGAGGAGGTAGAGCGGGTGGTGGTGCAGATCCACATGAACTAATGACTGCTGCTCTTATAGCAAAATATGGAGCGGCTGGATCAAATAGAGTTCCTGTGTCTGCATATAATACCCTTACACAGGCAGAGAAAATTATAGGGATATTAAAGTCTACAGCTGCCACAGTACAAGGTTATAGACAAAAAGATATAGATGCATTTGATGGAGACTTTGCTAATTATGCAAAAGCAATATCAGCAGCTAATGGATTCTTGGGAGCTATGAATTCCAGTTCTAGGGTTAGAAAAGTTTATATCACAGGTAAACAATGGTCTAAAGAGGTATCTAAGTATAGAGTTACTAACCATGAGTATTTTGGAAAAAAAGATTATAACTCATCTGACATAGTGGTTGATCTGTCTGCAAAAAGAGGCTCTACACCTATGAGAGTTTTGGTGGGAGTATCACTAAAGAAAAAGAAAAAGTATGCAGATAAAGATCCTACAATTATTAATAAGACAGTAACAGGAGAAAGAGGATTATTCGCAGCATTAGGTGTAAAGAGTTCTGATATGAGAGATGAACTTGAAGAACTTTATCTAGCTAGATCTCAGTTCTTTTATAACATGGTAGAGGCGACACTATACAGTCCAGACACTCAAGTTGGTAGAAGAGTAAGAAATTCAGCAGTTACCGCTCTCAGTATTGGGAATGGTAAAAAAGAAGGTAAAGAATTAGTAAAAAGAGAAAAGGCTAAACTTCTAGGAATTGAAAAGAAAACTCAAAAACTATTAAAACAAATAGAGGAAAGAGGGAAAAAAGAAACAGAAGAAGTATTACAAAAAAATATAAGAAATTATCTTGACAATCTGAAAAAAAATGTTAGTAGTAACGAACAAAAATCTAGGAAAGTTACTAAGGCAGCTGATACTATTGGTACTGATAAAGCTAAGGATGCGTTGATTGCTAAGTTTCCAATACATACAAAGCTAGATAATATTTACTTTAGGAAATTCTTTTCCATAATGACAAGTCCTAAAGTTTCTCAACTGATTGCAAAATCATTGATGAATATAATATTCAAACTGGATATAAATGGTTTGATGAAAGAGAGAGCAAAATACAATGAGGAGTTTAAATTTACTTTGATCACTGGTTCTGGTGACTTGGTTAACGATGTTGAAATAACACCTTTTGGGCCATCAGTGATACCAGAAGAAAGTAGTACATCTATGCTTACAGAGATGGTCAGTAGGCCTGGTGCTTCCTATCAGATACGAGGTTTAGATGGTTACACTCAACCTTTTGATGGGGGAAAGAGTAAGTCACTTAAGTTTGAAATAATGTTACAAAGTTATTCTATTGTTGAAATAGAGATAAGATATAAAGGATCTGTTACTCCAGAGCCACAGTTTCAAGCGTATATTACAGCTACTTTTAAGAAACTTCTAAAAGATAGAAAAGCACCTGATGTTAGATACTAATAAATAAAGTTATAATCGTGTATTCAATTCCGTGAAGTCGTTCGGACAATTTATAAAAGAAGCTGTAAAGACAGCCGCATCTACCGAAGCCAAGATGAAAGGTCTAAAAGGTGACGGTCACGGAGGATGGTACGATGCTAAGGGAAATTTTGTTGCTAAAACAGTAAACGGTAAGTTACAATTTACAGGTGGCGGCGGTGCTAAACCACCAGAAGATCCAACGACTCAGAAGGTTGCAACCCCTGACGCACCACAACAACAAGCAGCCGCACCCATGCAAGCTGCTCCTACTGCTCAACCTCAACAGCAACAACCAGAAACAGATGGTTCTAAATCTCCTGAGCCAGGAGATACTCAACAACAGACTGCTGAGATCATGGGAACTCCATCATCTGAAGGTGCAGTGGTGGTGTTTGGTAGATTCAATCCACCAACCACAGGTCATGAAAAGTTATTAAAGTCTGCTAGCACTGAGGCTTCAAGAACAGGTGCTGATCTAAGAATATATCCAAGTCGTAGTGTAGATGCGAAGAAAAATCCACTACAGCCTGGAACAAAGATAGAATATATGCAAAAGATGTTCCCTGATTTTGCGGATTCAATCAAGGATGATCCAAATGCAAAGACTATATTTGATGTATTGATTGCATGTCAGAACCTAGCTTATAAATCAGTGACCATAGTTGTAGGTCAAGATAGATTAGCAGAGTTTCAAGGTCTTGCACAGAAATATAATGGCGATTTATATGAGTTTGAAGAGATAAAAGTCATATCCGCTGGACAAAGAGACGCAGACGCAGAGGGATTAGAGGGTATGTCTGCATCTAAAATGAGAGATGCAGCTGCAAAAGATGACTTCAAAGCATTTGCAAAAGGTATTCCTAATATAGGAAACATGGATAAGAAGAATCTATACAATATTCTTCAAAAGTCTATGGGTGTTAAGAAAACAGAACTAGCCGCTGAGACATGGCAACATGCACCTAAGTTAGATCCTTTTGGTTTGAGAGTCGCATATTTAAGAGAACAGTGTTTCAAGGTAGGATCTTTAGTAGAGAACGTAAACACTGGTGTTATAGGTAGAATTACAAGGAGATGTGCAAATCATGTGATAGTACAGACTCCAGAACATACAATGTTCAAAGCATGGTTAAAAGATTTAGTTGAGGCATATGACGTAGGGACAGATGAGTACAGGAGATATGTTCAATCTATGACGCCAGGCCAAGGTGACGTAAAGTTCCATGATAAACCAGATATCAAACCAATTACCACTGGTTCATACTACGATGGTAAGAAAGTGAAGAACCCTAATGACCCTCCTAGTGGGCCTGGGATTAAGTATAATGACACAAAAATTCCTTACAAAGTTGGAAAGGGATAAATAATACAGATCAAGGACTCTCTTATCAAAATGACTGACGACAAAAGCTTAGTTGATGCATACGCTTCAATATATAATAAGAAAGAAAAAGATAAAGAACAAATAGATGAAGCAGTTCCTTTACTTGCTATGGGTGCTAAGTTTCTGGCAAAGAAAGCTGTAGGAGCTGTTGGAAATATGGCAAAAAGTGCAATTGGTGGTGCTGTAAAGAGAGGAGTTGGAATGTTAAATCCAAAAAAACAAGAAGCACAAGCTGAGCAATTAGCAAATGCATACGCTTCAATATACAAAGAAGAGTCTATAGGTAGGGCTCTTGATAAAGGTTTAAGTGCTGGTGCTGATACCTTAAAAGCTGCTGACAAAGCTGTTGAAAAGGGAAGTTCGTTTACTAAAAGATTAGGTAGGAATGTCGCTCGAATAGCAGCAACACCAATAGGTGTGGTTAAATCTGCTGTAGATGGTGCTAAAGAAGGTGCTCGAAAGGAAGAAGTAGCATATGAAGATGTTGCAATCACTCATTTAGATGGTAGCACTACTGAGGTTATAGATGTAGTTACTCCACCACCACTAGGAAATAAGGAAGAAGATCAGGAAGCACTACACAATAGACTTTGGGATCAGGTCACAGCGAACCTTACTACTCTTGGAGAGATGGATGATACAAGGTATTTGGTTGAACCGTTAGATGAAAAGAAAAAATTAGATGCAGTTGGACAAGAAGACGATGATGTAGATAATGATGGTGATGTAGATTCTTCTGATTCTTATCTTAAAAATAGAAGAGATACTATAGCAGCTAAGATGAAAGGTAAGAAGAAAGATGGTGAAGATGAGGATGAAGATAAAGAAGAGAAGAAGTCTGAGAAGAAAGAGACAAAAGAAGAGTACAAACCAGTATTCAACGTCAAGAGTCCAGTTCAATTCTCAGAACCAGAAGAAGTAGTAGAGGAGACAATATCCGAAGAGACATTCGAGAAGCATGCAAGTTCAGTTTTAAAGGCACATAGAGCTAT